TGCGTGCTGAAGAATGGGCAGGCTCTGATGCTATGAAGAACCAACGTAAACAACTATTTAAGACTCTTGTGGAGCAAGTTTTTAATGGAGCTGATATATTAATCAATACCGATAAACAGGAACAGAAGGTTTTAGAGGTAGCTGAAGGTCTGGATTCGGTATCTGAAGCTTCTATACTAGATATAATAAGTCAAGATGCTATGAAAGAAAGTGGCTATACTATTGAAAATATAATCAAAAAGTCAAAAGAAGCATTCGAATTTTATCTAGAGCAGCTTTTGACTATCAATCCGACAGGACTATCAATAAATGCGGTAAAAAACGAAGTTAAGAATGTATGTAATATATTAGTAACGCTTGATTCGGGATATGTTGGAACTATTAGGCTTACTCTTTTAGAGTACACCCTCGGGTATAAGCGGTATGAAGAGTTGAAGAACAAATTTTGTAAATGAAGATTTATAATTTACCTAGAAGAGCTGGTAAAACATATCAATTAGTTAGCTTAGTTGATATGTATACTATGTTCGGTGATACTCCGATATGGATATTAGGTTGCAATTTAGGTATGATAGATCACATAAAATACAGAATACACCGGATAAATATACCAACAAATAATACAAATATTATAAAGTTCGGTGTATTATTTGAAGATTTCGCACCGCTTCATATTCCAAAACATATATTAGTTGATGAGTATGATTTATGTAACAAACATGCAATAGAAACTTTTAAAGATTACTATGAGGATCGGTTGATTATGTTCGGAACACCGTAGAAAAGCTAGGATTCAATATAAGTAATTATTTAGAAAAACAATTTAAGGAGTAATATGAAAATAGCAGTAATTGGAACACAATGTATAGGAAAAACAACGTTTATAGAAGATTTTAAAAAACAGTGGCCGATGTATAAATCCCCTATCAGGACATACAGAGATACCATTAATGAAGAAAATTTATCGATCAACGAAAGCGGTACCGAAGCATCTCAGCGGGCGATTCTAGATGCGTTAGTAGATGAAGTAACAACTGCAAAAGGAGATCATATAATTTTTAATCGATGTGTATTAGACAACATCGTCTATAGTATGTGGCTCAATGCAAAAGGTAAAGTATCTGATTCATTCGTAAAAGAGTCAATTAATATCGCAAGAGAGACATTAGTCTTTTTTGATATTATCCTATTTTGCCCTATCACTAAACACTCACCAGTTAATATCGAAGAAGCACCTCAACGAAGTATTGATCCTGTCTTTCGTAATGAAGTAGACATATTGTTTAAATCGTTAATGGATGCATATAATAAACACTCAAAAGTGTATTTTCCGTTTGACAACGACTTAGGTTGCCCGGCTATAATTGAAATTTTCGGCTCTCCGGAGGAGCGAATAAAGCTTGCGCAGTTCTATATTAACGACAAAGGGAACATATACGGCGAGGAGGACACTCTTCTCGATCCAAATAAACTTGATGAAACTGGAAAAGCTCTTGCTCGTGAAGTGTTCGGTATAAGATAATATCGGTTGTTAAGCGGTTTTGAAGATGGGTAATCATAAATATTTAAAGAAATAAGTAATAACTACTAAAGGAGAACTAATATGTCAATGACGTTTAATAAAATGTGTAAGATTGTTCTGAATGAAGGTACTGCAAAGGGAACGAAATTCGCTGATCTAATACTCGGCAACGCCTCTCCAGTCTTTACACCTGATGACGTCTTACGTGATCCAAGTGACCCATCAAAAGGAACTAAATTATACATCGCACAAAAAGCTGAAGAAAAGCTAGGCTTATCACCCGGGGATCCACAAAGTATTCGTCGTCAGATTCGTGCTTTAAACTGGATTGCTAATCAACTTATTCGTAGATATAAAAATAAGCCAGTTTCACTAGAAAAGTTAACTAAAGATATACAGAAAATGGTAGAAGACTACCAGACAAAAGTATTGGACTGGGGAAAACCAGACAAAGCGAACACAGGCTATACTGTCCGTGTTATCGGAAATCTTCTGTTACCACCGACTGGTAGAACACCGAACGCCAAGAGCGTTTTTGTATCCCCAGGCATGCCAGCTAATGGAACTCCTGCAAATGCCACGAAACCTATCAAGCCGCCACGAGGCGTAGTAAATAAAATGGGTACTATACCTGAACCAATATCCGCAAATGAGCTACAAAAGCGATTTGAACAAATGGTTCAACATTTAGATGCAATGCTTGATGAAGATCTGAACACATAATAATGAAACACGCAGATAACGGGTCAACTGTTCGAGATATTTTAAGAGATCCTGCAGTCAAAGATTCATATGACCAGAACTCTGTACGTGAATTGATTAAGAATAAGATCAAAACAGGTCAAATCGAGAGAGATCCAGAAACCGGAGCATTAAAAACGGCCCCTGAATATGCCGAGCAGCGTGATTCTGATGCAGAACAAATATACGCGGCACGCGCAAGAAAAGATGCACTGGCTTCGGCAGTTGAATCTGGAGAAGAAATTGATCCGGATATAGGTGACGAAGGAGAGATAGACCTGGATGAGCCTATTATACCTGAACCAAGCTCTGACATGGACGACGAAGAGGACGATATTATACCAGACGAAGAAGAAGGATCTATTAATCCAACGGATATTGACGCAGAAGATGAGGAATTTGACATCCCAGATAGGCCTCTCATGGAAAAGCCAAGATGAAGATATACTACCTGGTGATGAAGAAGATGAAGATCAAGATGGTAGGCCTCGTAAGCGCAGAGATGAGGACGACGAGGATGAAGAAAGACAATGGTGGAAATAAAGACATTCGGTGAAAAAGCTCAACAGCTAAAAGAAGCAGCACCGCCTTCGATTCCTACTGGAGGTGTGCCGGCTTCCACTGAAATGCCACCCACACCTCAGCAAGTTAGTACATTTGGTGATAAAGTAAAATACTGGAATCGGCAGATTAATCTACCGCGTACTCCATTTAATCTAAGTAGTTGGGACTTTCAGAATAGAAAATACTACTATTTAAATCGTTTCGGCGCTTGGAGAAATCTGGATGATGAAGAAGCATTGGATAAATTCCATGAAGCATGTGATCAAATGCGTAGGTCTGGAGAAGCACTTCAACCGGCTCAAAATATACCGCAAATGGATGTATCAACACCTCCAAAAGAAGGTGAAAAAAGAATTAGATACGCGCCAGATATACCTAATCTAATAGACCAGCAGGTATGATGGATGTACCGGAATCCGTTTTCAATGATATTGTTAAAGATATAATAAAAGAGCAAAAAACTGAACTTGCTTCTCAACTCAATTCACAAAATCGTATTGCCCGTGCAAAAGAAATAGCTGAAATATTTCGTAGAAATGGGTTAAAAATATCAGAAGAGCAGGCTGTAAAACTTCGAAAAGATTCTATGAGACAGTTCCTCGAAGCTATACAAGCGGAGTTTGAAGAATGGTTCACTCCTGGTAGAACTCAGAAAGATACAAATCCTAATAACGTTTGGTCGAGAGTCAATAAATTTTTAAAATCACAAAGTGCTATTTTAGATGCTGGATATGTAGGGCCTGATCAAAAAGCCGCAGCCAATAAATTTTATCAGAATATTCCGAATTTTGTAAATGATATAAAGGATATATACTATGACCCGGAAACAGGAATGGGCATATTTGATGACATTAATGTACGAAAAACATTAAACTGTCAGCCATTTACGTTAACTAATAATAGGGATACTGTGGAGATTAACGACTTCCCGTGCTTTGTAAATGTAATCGAAAATAGAATTACAGTTGCTGCTCGTGATAATGCGGGTGTTTCCCCGTATCAGATACTTGAAAAATATGTAACATCCAGTGAAATTAAAAATGAGCCAGATGAACCTGTATACAAAACCCACGGATTTAATTACGACCAAGAAATGGAATACAACGAGAGCGTAATCCATGAAGCAGAAGGTACAACTCCAAAAGGTAGCGCTTCTTATAGACAAGCTATGAGAACACAAAGAGGAGGTGAAATTTATTCTGCACCACAAAGAATAGGGGTTCGCTTTAAAGGTGAAGGAGAGACGCTGCTACGTGTATCACCGGAGCAGGCAAAATCTTTTCATAACATTATGATTGAATACTTTTTAAAGCCTGGACTATTAGTATACCTACTACCACAGGATTACGAGAATATGGTTCAACGAGGTGGAGCAATACCTCATTACTTTAAAAAGCTAGTTGGCGGTCTAGCTAATTTAGGTAATCAAAACGCAAAAGTACAACTCTAGGAGATTTTATGGCAAACTATGAAAAATTATGTGAAACTATACTTACAATGAAGACAACATACGTGTCTCGATACCCTAAGCAAATTCAGCTTAGTGAAGAATTTCAACAAGCACTACAAAACGAAATTGATAGATTTATGGTTATTGACGAAGATAAGCAAGAACCTATTCGTAATTTCGAGGAGAAGTTTCTGAAAGCGCTTAAATTTGAAATCACCGAGAAGTGTGGTAGACCTCATAAAAAGAATAAACAAGCAACACAAATGCCGAAAAGATCTAAAGATGCAAGTAAAGAGAGGTAATATATGCCGAAAAAACTAGACAGTTGTGTAAAGAAAGTGAAAAAACAAGGCAAGGATGAATCCGCAGCCTACGCTATTTGTTCTGACTCAACAGGTATAAAGCGCAAAAAAGGTGGCGGCTGGACAAAAAGTAAGTCTACCAAAGACAAAAAAACTAAAAATGAATCGGTTTCGTTAGTTATGTTTGATACCTTACTCGAAGCAGTAAGTACTGAAATAGAGAAGAGTATATTACATGAAAGACGAGGATCTTGTGGCGGTAAGAGAAAACTAGACGGATCCGGCAAAGGTAAAGGTAATAAAAATACCGAGCGTCAGCCACCAAAAAAGAAGTAATTTTTATATACCGAGCTGCAGGAGTGCTTGCATACCAGTAAATGAGTTATCAATAAAGAATTTCGGTGAGATTTGATCTAGTCTATATGCCGTACAAATATCATTTATATCCTTAAATTCTTTGAACTTTTCAGGATATACAAATACTGATTCTCCATGTTCAATAAGCTGTCTATACTTCTTTGCAACATCTGCATTATCTAACTGATTATCTAATACCCATATCTTCTTATGGAAGTGGTACTTTTCGAGTTGCTTTTCTTGTGTATCATTCAATGATAGACCACCCATTCCTATACCATTAATAACAAACATTGAATCGATAGGACCTTCGAACAAGAATATGTAGTCATAATTAACTCTTATTCGTTCAATACCAAATACCGAAAAAGGTGCATCTACTTTAGATAGATATCTAGCAAACTTTTCATCTTGACTACTCAGTGCTCTTGACTGATAGAAAACGATTTGACCTTTCTCATCATAGAAAGGAATAACTAGTCTATTGCGGTGTAGCTTGTCGTTCAAGCTGACGTAATAAGCTTTCGGTCTATTTATTGCAACATCCAGTCTTCGTTGGTGTATATAGTTCAAAGCAGATACCACATATGGATTGTCTTTATAATACTCAACTTGTATCGAATCTGTTAAGTTTATACAATCATATGGTAGAGTATAAGGATTGCTTCGCTTCTCTTCTTTCCATCCGTGTCTCTGAATAACTTCGTCTATACAGTCGTCGTATTCTTCAGCTTCATGTAGAATTTCGCTGTACGTTAATCCGGCCGCTTCTTTGATCCACTCAGCTGGTGACCACGTACGCTGACAGTTATGACAGCAAATGTATCCATCGTTTACAAGAAAGAACCCCCTACGCTTTCGGTGTAGGGAATTACCTTCTCTGCATATAGGACAACCGAAGTTGTAGGTGTTGCTGTATTTTTTATACTTAGGACCGACACCGTGTGTATAAATCTTTTCAATTATATAATTAAGAGGAAGCTCCATATATTATATTATATGAAGCCTCTCTAGGAAATCAAATTATATATAGAAATTGAATCGTTATCTTCTTCCTTGCTCTTTCTCCTGAGCGTGCTTCATCGAAACTTTAATCTTATTACCGAGAGATCTTAGCTGACCATTCAATGTACCAAAATCTGTCATAATACCTTCTACCAACCCTCCGATAGACGAAAAAATCTCACCCGCGCCAGGTTTATCTGCGCTTTCAGTTGCAAAGGTATAGATCTCTTCCATCTTATCTGCTACTTGCTCTATATTCTGACGCCAATCAGCAATTTTGGAAACATACTTTTCGGTAACATTTACAGGAAGACCCTCGACACTAAACTGATTGCTCAATTCTTCGTTATCAACAATATTCTTGTTGTTTTGATTCCAAGCCTCTTCGTCGCTCGGCATTGGTGGTTGACCATCTCCCATACCTTGATCCATCGTTGAGACCGGGTACGGAGACTCTGTTAGTATACGTGTAAAAACTCTTTTATAATCCATGGTATTCTCCTATGTACAAATATTTATTATACTTCACGTAAAATTTGATTTATTTATCGCTTATATTATCATAATGTTATGGAATCTGATCTCCTAATTACACTCTCATCGTGCCTTCTTAATGGAGCCGTATTTATACAAATACTAAAAATATACAGACAACAGTCTGCCGATCAAATTTCATGGGCATTTTTAAGTATTTATGTTATTGGATTGGTTTTATATTTTATTGCATTTATATTAGCTAAGTTTTGGTTCTCCGTAGTGATTATCGGTGTAGGTATTATAGAATATGTGATCATAATTATTCAAAAGTTATACTATAAATATCAAACTAAACTAATATAATTAGCTTATCTTATATTACTCTTGCGTATACGTGTGATGTATTATATTATTACGTAAATGATGAAGCATGAGGAGAAGATTATGAATAAAAGAATAAAAGTACATCCCGGGGTATCTGCAGAAGGTGTAAAGCAAATGGTTGATTATGTATTGGATTGTACAACTAGATCGGAGCGAATAGCATGTAAAGGTCCTAATGTACGAATATTTTGTGCTAAACGCGGAGACACCTACGTATACATTTTTAAGCGGTTAAGTCCGTCAGGTAAAGAAGTATGGCTTCATGCAATTACATTGTCGAGAGACGCTGTGTTTAATATGGGTGCACTAACAGATGAGCTCGAAAAGAGAATTGATAGAAGCGGGCAAATAAAGTATCGAAATAAATTGGTAGAGAGTAAATGAGTAATACATGGGAAGTTTTACAGTGGTACTATACAAGTGATATTGATTTTGGTTATAGACAAATATATGCAGGTGAATCTGCCTGGAAGGCTATAATATCAGCCATTAAGTTAAAATTAAAAGGTGTTGGATATGTTAAAATTGAATGGAGATAAATGAGTTATAGCAGATGGGGTAGTAGAGGTAGTGGAAATTGGTATACCTTCTGGGAAGCCCAAGACGAGGATACAGAAAATATCGACACTGCTAAATTCTGTATATGCGCTGTAAAAACATTTACAGCTAAAGAAATTCGAGATGATATAGATAAGTGCCTGCAGGAGGTATCTAAGATAGACAAAGAAGGGGATACAGAAGAATTAAGGCAATATATGCTGGAGTTTGTATCCGATGTAGATGCAATGTATACCAAGGATAACAATGGCACGATTAGCTAGAGATAGAGATGGTGAAGGACATTACGGATCTGTCTTAAATTTAGTACCATCGCATCTTGATGAAAAAATGCATAGTTGGGATGGAAAGTCTGAATCACTTCTAGGATACGGATTATATATTGGTACAGTTACAGGTGGGATGTTTTCATCCAGGGATTGGTGGTGTACAACAGAGATAACAGAGATTGTATCTGAAGATGTTGAGAAAATAAGATTAAGACAGTCAATGGAAGTACGTATACGCTTTTTAAGTAGATAAATATTTGAAATTGAAGAGATCTATATTAATATATTGACATGAATGAAGAGAATATAGATGGTGATTTAATAGCTCTTTCACATTTTATAGATAATAAAATGAAAGAGTACATTAAAAATAATCCCGTTGTTCGAATAGAAACAGAATGCATTCGTATCATAACAGGCGAAGTAATGAAAAAGACTAAAGGAAGAATGAATCTATCTATAGTCGAATATATTATTCGATATCATCGTAAACCACTAGAAGAAGCAGGATATTGTTTACAATGTTAATGAACAAGAAGTCAACCGATATACTCAAAAACGAGTTCTCCGATATACTTCTATCACATAAAAAGGAGATAAAATGAGTAAGAAACTAATAATGCATAGCGGTAGTATGGATTCAACAGCAATTATGTTGGATTATATAGAAAAGTATGGACCAGAAAATATTATAAGTATTGGGTTTCATTATGGTCAACGCCATTTTGATAAAGAAAACGCCGCAGCTTTTAAGTTTTGTGATAAGAGAGGAATTAAGAGAGTAGTTCTTGATGTACCTATTAGTCAGATTGGCGGTTGTAGTCTTATTGATACAAATATTGATGTGACTACTGATATGGCAGATCAGAGAAGTACAGTTGTGCCGCAGCGTAATGCTATTTTCTGTTTGTTTGCAGCAGCATTTGCACAAGAGAATGATTGTGATGTAATTGTACATGGCGCGTGTAAGGAAGACTTTGAAGCATATCGTGATTGTAGAGCACCTTTCTTCAAACTATTAGAAGCAGCTATTCAAGCCGGTCGTACTAATCCAGTAAAAGGCAGTGAATATATGCCAAACGTTTCAAAAACAGAAAATGACGCGTTTTTAGTTTGTTTGGGTGAGGTTGATCTTCGAATCGAAACTCCTCTTATCAATGAAAAGAAAGAAGAAACTGTAAAGCGTATTCTTGAAAAGCATGATATAAGTGTTTACGAAGATTCATATACTTGCTACAACGGTGTGGAGCCGAGTTGCGGCAAATGCCCGGCGTGTATGGAGCGTTTGACTGCATTTAAGGTAAATGGTGCGGTGGATCCTCTTGCATATGAGAACAAGTAAGTAAGGTATTAGAAGAAGGAGCTGATGAATCCTAGGTGAAGTTGGTTCCGAGAAGATGTATATTTTAGTGGCAGAATAGTCTATGAGAATGGAAAGGCATCAGGTTCGAATCTGGTTACATCTTCGCTAATTATGATCAAGAAGAATCAGAAACTAAAAGAGAAAATTGTTGCATTGAGAGAGGAAGAGAATAATGGATGATAAGGAGTATTATAGTGAGCTATTAGGTGCAACAGTATATCCTAATAAAAAGATTATCTTTTTCTACGGTGGTATATTTTCACAGTGGGCAGATTGTAGATTTCATTCTCATCTAGTAGGCGAAGATGTTAATTGTGCCGAACAAGCAATGATGCTCTTTAAAGCAAAAGTATTCAATGATCACGAAGCTTACGAGCATATCAAGAACACAGACCATCCACGGAATCAAAAGGCTATAGGAAGAATGATTAAAAACTTCGATGTACAACAATGGGAAGCTGTTGCTTTAGGCGCAGTAACTAAGATTAATTTTGATAAGTTTTCTCAAAACTCGACATGGGGAGAACTATTACTAATGACAGATCCATATGAGCTTGTCGAAGCGTCCCCAACTGATAATATTTGGGGGATTGGAATGAGTGAGTATAATCCCAATATTCTCGAGAGAGATAGATGGGGTCGAAACCTTCTAGGTAAAGCCATTTCACAAGCACGATCAGACATTATAAACAAATTATAAAAGGAAACAAATGATATTAACAAGAGAGAAGTTAAAAGAAGTATTTGGTGTTGATTACTATGACGGTTCAATGATTCATAATCGGTTTGCGTATAAAGTGTTTAGAGATAAAGTATTACCGATTGGCAACATTATCGCATTCCGCTCTCCTACAATAGTAGAAACCGAATTTATGATTGATCTGGAAGATCTAATTAGTAAGGATTATATCTATTCGGATGATATGATTAATTTCTGCTACGAATTACCTCTCACAAATCTATACGGCGGTGTATGTTTTCAGAGACTACTATGCTCAATAATGGGTGATTTATTAGGAAGCCTTATACAAGCACCAATAGACATAGAAGGTGATGATATCTTTGTAAACAAGGAATTTCAGCAAGGTGGAGTTATACAGCAGCGAGGTAAAGCTAGTGTAAGCATTGTAGGTGAGAAAAACGGATCAATACTTGGACATACCGGTATTAATGTCGTTGCCGGTAAGAAAGCACCTGCATTTGCATATTCAACGAATATGGAAGATCAGGCGTGTACTGCATTTATGGAGAAGGTATGTCAAGCGTTTTATGCAACATCACAAGATGTGTTTGTTGCGACAAGCAAGGTAGTAATCTAATATGGCCAGTCAGGATAAACTAGATATTTTAAAGAAACGGGAAGCAGTTTTAAATGCTCCGTCGATGAGTAGAGAACAGTTAAAGAAGGTAATTATTCTAGAGCCACAAGAAAATATACCTAAAAGAAAAAAAGGAAAACAATGAGAGTAAAAATAGGGAACACGATATATTCAAGCGAATCACAGCCGATTATGATTATTTTGAATGATACAGATAAAGTTAACATCAAAAAAATGCCTGCTAATACACACAAGTATTGTGCATTTCCGGCTACATTCGATGATAATATGATTCGTAATTGGATGGCCAGCAAGACGATGTAATATATGAACATATTCGAACAACTTGCGGATATCATTTCAAAGAAACAGAATAAGCTCTCAAGTAATGTTGAGGATGAGAGCGAGTTCGTTCCTTACATGACTCAGAGATGGCTATCAATGTATTCACCGCAGTTCGCGAAGATTTTAAATGCATCGAGCAATATACTTTGGCGCGCGATGGATGATAAACAAATGTGGTATAAGTTGTTCACTGCGGTTATACCTAGAGATAACAATAAAAGAATTAGGTATTTTAAAAAAACCAAGAAAAGTGGATCTAAGCCACCAGATGCTGATTTAGTTGCACATCTTGCTGATAGCCTTGAGCTTTCGAGGAGAGAGATTAAATTATATATTGAACGGGGTGGCATTAATTTAAAAGATGTGAAGAAGAGGTTGAATATATCGTGAAGACTACTACTCTTGATGAAATAGTTAACGCAACGATAATTGTCTTTCTTCATAGCCTGGAAAAATTAGGCTGATATGAGCATCCAGTTGAATGGTTTAATAAGTTAACGGATGAGGAAAAGATAGAAGTTGGAACTAAACTGCTTGATATAATTGAAAGAGAAATAAACACTGATGAAAACTGAAAATTTAACGAGAGCCGCGCAAGCACATTTACCGGAAGAGGTTCATGGTATAGCACCATTGGATCTGGAGACATGCAATAGAGATACTATTCCTTCTGATTGGAACATTGTTTCCGTGTTAGGGGATATTCTGATGTGTGAATACGTAGATGAAAGCGATCAAGGGGAGGTCCTGCGTGGAGGAGTATGGATACAAAAGAATATGGTACAGTATCTATGGCGTGTCGCAAAGGTAATAAAAGCAGGTCCGGGGGTATCTGGGAATATTAAAGTTGGAGATTGCATTATGATTCCTAGTGATAAAGGAATACCCGGTGTAACTAAAGATAACAAAAAGATAATATTTCTCAATGAACCGAGAGTATTTGCAGTAGTAGAACCAAAGGAGTAATATGTACAGGGAAAATAATATTAACAAGGATGCAAATTGCGTTGATGCACGAGCAGACCTAGGTCAAGGCCAAACAATGAAGCAGCTAATATATCTGAACGAGATTGTAAGAGAGTTTGAGTCACTCATGGAGATAGCCCATGATAAACTACAACCGATAGTGCGAATGTGCCCTGAGAAGGCCTGCGGATTGGAAGGACAAATAGAGGATGAAATCGTTCCTCTTGCCTCTGAAATACGAAATAATACGAACAGACTACATATGGTTAAATAGCAGTTATCTAGTTTGCTGGATCGAATAGAGCTTTAAACTCAATTATTCAAAAAGGCGCCTAAATGGCGCCTTTTTTTGTATAAATATCTATATGAAACGTACATTCGAACAATTTATATATGAAGCGGTATCATTAGATCTATCCGATGCGGAACGGATACCACCCTTTAAGTTTGGAAATCATACGATACCACAAGGTACTATGTTTGAACCAGATAAATTTAAACTCTATAAAGTTCCATTTGATATATCAAAACTATCACCTATAACAGCAAAAAATATTAAAAAACTACAAGAGGACCATGGGTTCACTTTTGATGGTATTATGTATGTTGCAACTGTTGATAGAGGATCAAAGACAAAATGGAGCGAAGCAAGGCGGAAATATGTAAAACTTAATATACCGGACATTGGGTACAGTTTCTATATCCCTGGAAAGAACTATGAAGGGGAGGATATAATGTATGCGCGAATAGAGACTCTTAACAAGAGTGCCGGGCAGACAAAACTATTCTATAAATCTGGCAAGAAAGCAATACAAGCTAATCGACTGGAAGCACCATGGGAGCTCCGAATGAAGGTAGCTAAGGACCGTGGGGATATGAATAAGGAATTTGAAGTAGGTAGTGAGGTGTTCTAATGAGAATGTCTCAAGGCAGTCTATTAGAGGCTTTACGTCAAAGCGTAGTTGAACTAAAATTCGTTCGAAGGCGCACAAAATTTGGATGGAGCCCTACTAGAAGAATGTTTTGTTCGAATGATTTTACTATGCTTAATAGTGCTCCTGGTCAAATAGCACTTCACTTCAAGCCGCCAGTAATGCCGCCACCATATCCATGGATTCAAAAGAATCTGGTTTGCGCATGGGATATATTCTGGCAAGACTGGCGTATGATTCCTTGTGAAAGTGTTGATGTTATAACCATAATGCCGACAAGACCCCCGGATGAATTCTGGGCTTATTT